ATGCGTCATATAGATTTAAATAATATTTTGCAGTAGAAGGTATTTTACCTTCTCCGATTGATGCTGATATATCAGTATAGTCAAATTGTATTAATACTCTTGATACATTTTGTACACTCCCGTTCTCAGCGACTGATTTATTAATTTCTAAAATTTCATCTGCACCTGTATTGATAGATGATGTAGTTCCGCCTGAATATATTGTTGCGTCTTTATCTCCGAATATAAAATAATGCATTATTTATCTCCCACTACTCTACCCTGAATATCAATATTTGGGTATTTTAATTCAAATATACTTGGGTCTAATGAAGTGTAAATAATTCCATCTCTGATAGCAGAATCCATATCATATATGTTTCCACTATATCCTTCAGATACTTTGTGTTTGTTTTCTACCACTACAATATTCTTATCAGGATTATTATCTTGTGGTGGAACAACTGATATTACACCCTCGACCAATGAGATAACATAAGCAATATCATTCAATACAATTGGTTGATTGATTTGCCTTTTTTGTGTTACGAAATGTTTTTTAACTGCTTGTATTGCATTAAATAATACTTCGTTTTTATTATATCCTCTACGAACAATAATACTAAATCTTACACCAATGTTGATAATGTAAGCGTCTTTAATATTAATAGCATCTGTTAAGATTCTATATTGTGAAAGATATGTTTTTAAATTTTGTTTTACTGCTTGATTTAATTGTGTAAGTTTTCTATCAGCAGTATATCCTAAGACATACATATTCATAGCCAATGGATTAGGAACAACATCAATAGATTTGATTTGTTTTACTTCTCCATTAATAATTTCTAATTGACCTTCTTTTTCTAATTGTTCATCTTGGATAATAAATGCTTTTGCTATGTTTCCATATTTTTGTGGTAATGAATAAACTCTTGTTAAATAGTCTTCTTTAGTTACCGCACGATTTTGTGCATTAAAGTAAGCACTGGCATTTAATTTAATGTCTTGTAATGATTCTTCACTTGCACCACCTGTCGCTCTTTCTAAATTAACAACATTAATACTTTGTTCCACTTCTGTTAATGTTGCTGATGGAAGTCCTGTTGTAGAGTTAGTAAAGGTTAATCTGTTTGGTTGGATAATTGTTCTTGGTGCTACATTATGTTCTATCGCACCACCATAATTATAATTAATAGTTAATGTAGTGTTAGCGGGTGCTAAACCAAATGTTTGTGTTTTCATAAAGTTAGCAGGGTCAAAGGATTCATCTAATTTAGAAACTCCGAATCCTAATGATGAACCAACATTGTCTGGGTTAGGAATAATTTCTTCATCAGCATTATCACTAATACCTGAACCAAATCTTACTTCCATACGATTATTATCGTTTACTCTTGTAGTAAATCTTCTTGATGTTTTGATAAGTTTTAATAAGTATGGTGTGTCTTTACTGAACTCTGCTAATGAAGGGTCATTATCTGAAATATTTTCTTCTGACTCAAATACAGTATCTTGTGCCAAGAAAGGAACTTCATACCATTTATTTCCATTAGAGTCTGTTATAGATATAATTTCATTTACTCTTTCATTACCTAATGTAATCTTGTCAAACTTTTTAGAAGGACCAAATGTAAATGATTCTGATGTTCTTGTACCTGATTTTGCTAAACCTGTTTTGGTAAGTCTAAATTTTGTAGGAACATTACCAGATGTTGGTTCTAATGCCGCAACATCCATTTTATCTAATGAACCTGATGTTTTAAAATTAACATCATCTAACAATGTAAACTCAGTTCCGTTGTTTGCTAAAAATGTAGAGTTAGCTTCCACCTTACCAGCGTAATCTAAGTCTGCTAAATATTCTCCACTTACAAGTTTTGCAGGAACATCAATTGTAAAAGTAAGTTTTACAGTAGCTGGACAAGAAAGTTTTGGTTTGTATCCAAAAGATTGTGCAATCTCATAGATATTTTTTCTTTCTTCTGCGTGATGTAAAAGTGTTTCTCTAAATTGATTGTCAACATAATAATTTAATACATCTCCGACATACGCTGCCATTTCGACAAACATCATACCCGGTGATGCTTCATTAAAATCATTATATTGATTTGGGAAATATGACTTAGCAAACTCAATTAGATTATTTCTAATATTAGAAAAGTCTCTCCCAAGATAGTTAATTTCTTTTTTAACTATTTTCTTATTTGTTCCGTAATCTACTTCTTGTGGATTAATACTCGGCATTTTTATTCTCCAACTTCAAAATTAAATGTTATGGTATCAAAGGTATCAGGTTCTAATTTTGTTGTATATTCTATCTGAACATTAACAATGTTTTCATCTGCTTTTGGAATTACTATTACATCATTTAAAACAATGTGTGGTAATTGTGCAGAAATAGATTCTCTAATTTCAGAATCAATATTACTAACAAGTTCAGGTGTGATTTGTTCATACAACAATTCTTTTAGTCTTGAACCGAAGTCTGGTTGCATAACTCTCTCACCTTTTGTTGTTAATAATAAGTTGATAATGTTAGATTTAGATTGTTCTAATACGGTTTTTGTAGAGTAGAAAAATCCATCTGGACTATAATCCAATGGAAATCTAATACCAACTTTGATATCTTCATTACTATCTATTTCTCTTACACTTGCCATACTTTATTAAGGTCTGTAATTACCTTCGCCCTTTTTCTTTTTATCTATCGCTTTCATTAAACCAGAATAATCACGAGTTAATGCGTTTTGAACATCTTCAGGGACTGCGTCTACTGAAACTCCAGCTTTTTTGATTGAATCAACTGCTGCCATTTCTCTCGCTCTTTCTTTATTCTGACCTCTACCTAAATCTCCGTATCCTAAGACATCGGCCATATTATCACTACCTAATACTCCACCACCCAATGTTGGATATTCATCTTCCATTGGTGCACCTAATGGTTTGGTTTGGTTCAATACTTCATTTAACGCTGTGTTTTTTGTGTATTGTTTTTTAGGTTTATTGATAACCTTTTTAGGTTTAGGTGTAGAAATCGTTTCTGATAATTTGATTTCTTCTTTTTCATTAATAAATATCTCACTCAGCTGTTTTTTGACTTCTTTACGAACAACTAATTCAATTATATTTCTTAACTTATTTTTGTTCATTTTACTCCTCTATTTCTGTTTCTAAATCTGCTACGGCTTCAACTATTGTTTTAGAGCCCTCTAACGATGTAACTTCGTTATCTATTTCTATAATCTTTTCATCAAAAGAATTAACTTCTCCTTGAACGATGTGGTTTCTTAATCTTTCTTCTTTATCCTCAAATTGTTTTTGAGCTAATATTCTTTCATCTCCGAAACTTTTATCAAGTGTTTCTTTTGCTTCTTCGTATTCTGTAATTCTTGATTTTAACTGTGGTGCTCCTTTATAAGTATTAAGGTTATTACCTTCTTGTTCAAAATCCTCAACACTTTGTTTTATTTGTTGTACTTGTTCGGAATTTAATAATTGGTCTGGAGCATCCTTTATACTATCTATTGTACTTGCCACCTGTTCAAGTGCTTGGGTTTTTAATCCTTTGACTTGTTCTATTTTACTATCAATTTCTGCTTTAATATTATCAACTTGTGCTTTTAGTTGTGATAATGATGCTATACCTGCTAATATAGCGCCGATACCCGGTATTGGTTTTAACGCTTCTCTTAATTCAGCCATAGTATAGGTTTTTAATTGTAATTTATCTAACCAACCTAATTTAAACACCAAGTCATTAAACTCTAAAAGTCTTTTTGCATTTGCAATTTTATCTCTAATGTTTTTAAACCAAGCTGGATTTATTTTACCCATAGTTCCTGGAATAACCGCAGGTATTAATGAACCAATCTGAACTTTTATAAAATCTAAATTCCACTCAACTTGTTTGGCAAGAATACCACCCATCTCTTTCATATTGGCAGGTGCTAATATTACATCTCCACCCAATTTTTTTGTTATATCAATTTTTTTACCACCAACATAATCATCAATTTTTTGTTTTTGTTTTGTTATAATACCACCGAGTCTATTTTCTATTTGTATTTTTTTACCTTTGATGTGAACATTACCTTTTGCGAATAATGCTATATCATCTGTTTCTGCGCTAAATATTAATCTATCAGAACCAATGTATATTTGTCCGTCATCATATTTAATTGTATCTAATTGTGAACTAAATGGACTTGGTTTTTTCCACGACCACTTACCCATTTCCTTTCCATACTCAATAACTTGTTCTGAATAATCAACCTTTTCTTTTGTAGTCATACGAACAAATGATTTATCCCCTGTGATATTTTTAGAAACTTGTTCGTTGTTTGTACTTAAAACAATATTACCTGTATTGGTTCCGTCATCACTACTTAGTTTGACATAGTTATTATTTCTACCTTGTATTAATGTATCTCCTTTTTTAACTTGAGTTTTATATTGAGTGGTGTTCTCAAATTTTAAATCTTTTGATTTAGAATCTTCTGGTACGGGAGAATTTTCTCTAACATCAGAAATCTTTCTTGTAAAGTTTACAACTTGTGGGGATGCGTTTAAAGATGAAAAGTAATATCGTTCTCCTTTAAACTCCATACCGATTACAACTTCGTGTTCTAATGGATATTGTAAAACATTATTGTCTAATGGTAAAAAGTCTTTACACTCCTCAAATGGAATACCTTGTTCCGATACAACATATCTACCAACGATACGACCATAATCTATATATCCCTTATCATTAGCAGAACCTGTTGGATAAACTTTTAAAACTTCTAAAGGTTCTAACTCAAATCTTTCATCTTCTCCAACAAGTTGTTTTAATTTTAGACGAAGGTTTCTAGCGGTAATCAACTGATTACTTAGAGTGCTCTTTTCAGAACTACCTCTCTTAATAGTTTTTTTATACATTAGTTTTCCTTACTAATAGAATTGTCTATTTCGTCTTTTTTGATTTGTAACTCTTGAACATCAGATTCTATGGCATCCATAAGTTGTTGTTTTTCTGCGTCGGATAAACCAAACTCATCTCCACTATCTGATACTCTTTTTTCTGCTGCCGTAATTCTTTGAACGATTGTTGCCAACTTAACAAGTTGTTCGTCGTTCTTAACATTAATTTCTAAATACTCTTTTAGCATAGGGATAATCTGAACGGCTGTATCTCCGTCTTTGATAAATCCCACAACCTCTTTCATCAATACTTCTAATTGTTGTTTATTGGTTTTGGAATTATCGTATATGTCCTTGAAGACATCTGATAGGGTTTTTCCCTCGAATATTTCGTAATCGTTTGACATAAAATTTACCTAACAATAAATATAAGACTATCAAAAAAAGGGAATATATATTTATATATTGATAAATTTTTTTAAAAATACTATATAGTTATTATACGAAGTCGGTTTTAACACCGATTTTTGTTCATTTAAAAGGGGAAACTAAAATGAAAGACACAATCAAACTAATTATGGAAGGTGTAAGTGGAATTAAAGACTTACTACTTCACATAGTTGGCTTAGGTGTTCTCGTACAATTAGTATTTGTAGGGGGATTCTTAGGCATCGATGTTGTTGGTAATTTGATTAATCTTGTAAATGTATTTGCAGAAAGTGGATTTGCAGGATTTATATCACTTATAGTGATACTCGGATTACTTAACAAATAAAGGTGGAATTAACGGGCGGTAGAAATATCGCCCGTTGTTACACTACAATATATCCCAACTTCCAGTATATTTAGTTTCTATACTTCCAGTCGCCAGATAATTCTTTTGTAAATGAGCGTGGTGTTTTTTCAACACATTAATAACTCTTGTGATGTGTTGTGTATTGGAACCAGTCATTTCTCTAATCAAAATATATAATGCTTTTTTATTGAAGTTCTCAATGTTTTGTCTTTGTTCCATTAAATACAATACTGAATTAGCAACATCTATATCTTGTTTTCTTTTGAATACGGTAGTCAAGTTGTTTGACCAGTAATCAACAAACAAATCC